TAACAAAATTATATAAAATACTTCTTATAATGTGCGAATTGTTTTATTTGATACGGTATGGTATAATTTTAACATTAAAAGAACTAAGACGAACAAATGAAAACTATCCACCTGCGTATAAAACACTTGAAAGTGTATCCAAAGTTATGCTCTATGTGGCTATAGTATTGTTTATCCTTGGTGCTATTAGTGCTATAATTATGTGGAAAGAAATCGGATTCATATCATTTCTTATATCAATAATATCAGTTGGTGTTAGTGCCGGAGTACTTTACGCGATATCTGCCGGATTAGATGGTTTAGCTACTATTGTGCTGAACACCGCCCAGACTAAAAATCTACTTTTATTTAAGATTAAAGCAGAAAATGATTTATTACAAAAATAATATAATAATCTATTGGAGGAATTTTTATTATGAAATCAAAATTAAATACTATATTGCAACTTGCTATAATAGTTTTACTGGCAGTTGTAATCGTTCTTCAAATTTTTAATATTAACAATAAAGATGCTGATTCTGATTTTGTTAAAAAAAACTTATCACAGCAAAAACAATGGAATGATTACCAAAAAGAAGTTGGTAAAAAGAATATTACTGTAACAAACGATAAAATTTCTAGAGGGGATTACAGCACTTCTATTATCGGAGATGTCACCAATACATCTAATAAAACTGTTAGCGGTGTTTCAGTAAATATAACGCTTTACAAGGATAATAACGAGGTAGATACAACGCATGAATATATTGGAGATATGTCTCCAAATTCCACGAGAAAAATGGAAGCTACAACTTATTCCGTTGATTTTGACTCATATACAATTGATTATGTTACTGGCATAATATATGATTAAAAAAGAGGTATGACAGCATGAAAAAACTAAAAAAATCATTGGCTTTTATCGTTTCAATTTCGATGCTCGCAACGCTTTCGGCTTGTAATTCAGATAATAAAGATAGTTCTAAGGAAGAATCAACTGTTGAAACTACTGCTGAAATAACAACCGAGGCTGTTACTGAGGAAGAAACTACAGAAGCTCCTACAGAAGCAACAACTGAAAAACCAACAGAACCATTGTCTGAACTATCAGAAACGCAAAAATTAATAGTGGACATTTTGCAATCGGGTTTTGAATCTTCTTTCGGTGAAAATATGAAAATTTACTATGAAGAAGATAAGAGTAACTATGTTATATCAATATGGCAAGACGGAGTAGCTGCAAATTTAGAAAATGAAGCAGCAGCGGACGCTTGGAGTGCTATGATTGATACGCTTGTTTCAGCAGTTGGTCAAATGACCGATCCAATTCGTCAGATTGATTCAACAGCAAATGTAACTTTAAATATTTTAAATGATGAAAACCAGAAAGATATTCTTCTTACACATCTATTCCTAAAACAGCTAGTAAAATCGGCATTGGTAAGAAATCAATGTATTCAAAATTGAAAAGTGGAAAGTTTAATCAAAAAGAAATTCTATCAATGAAAACTGTTCTTAATCTGAGTAATGATGATATTATAGCTGTATTTTTTAATTAACGGTTTCTTTTAGGAAACATTTTAAAAACCGAGTCAGCTTAGAAAGGAGAAAATTATGGCTAATAAAATTAAAGAAAAAACTGATGTTCAAGTTGTTTTACTTCGACAGTTAAATGAACTTAGAGAAAAACAACTTAAACTACCAGTTCGAGATGTTAAGCGTTATACAAAACTTTCAAACGCAATTTGCGATACGGCAAAAACTCTTTTGACGTATTTTTAAATAAGCCACTTGCTTTAGGAGGAAATTATGAAAAGCCAAAAAAATCTCTCAGAAAGCAAAGTAGAATTACTTCCTGAGAGAATAAACGATACGAGTAAATTAGCCGAGGTGATTCCTGATAATATTACAGTATCAGAAATCGCAAAAGACAGAAACGGCAATCCTGTGTTTCACCCGATTGGCTAATTAATCGTGTATGTTTTCCAAACGAGTAAAGGAGGAAATTATGAAAGACAACAGAGTTTTATCTGAAGATTACAGTAAATTGTCCGTAATCAATAAAGAAACAGGCGAAGAAATAGCGGTAGTAACCCATGAACTAATTACTACCGCTGATGAAAAGATTATTGTTAAATTAACACCTAAATACGATTAATGCCTTAATTATAATATGCTGGGAGTTGATAAAAATGCTAACAAAACATGACGAAGAATTTGGTATGCAATAAAATGCAAGGGGACAATCAATAGCAACATATTATTAAAATATAGAAAGGAGATATTTTAAATGGGTAGAAAGAAACAAACTGATATTTTTCCGCATGTTAGTTATATCTGTGTTGGAGACGAAGCCCCTGTTAGATGGGATTCTCTAAGTAAAGAAAAGAGAGCGGAGTACTCAAAAAAAATGATGGATAAGGTTTCCGAAAACGTGAGCCGGCATATAAATGCCCACCCCGAGGAACTAGAACCATTGTTATAGTAAAAAAACCAAGGAGGACAGAAATGAATCAATTGAAGAAGAGGTCAGGGTATGAGGAAACAAGCGTTGCATTCGATATATTAGGTCAACCCAAACGTAGCAGTAACCCAGATTACATACCTAGCGATGCAGAGTACAACGCACTGAGGGAAGTTTGCCCATGGTTGACAAATATGGGAAAACAAGTGAGAGTTGACAGAGCAGTTGAGAGGTTTGTTTAAAATGGAGTTGAGTAAAAAAGTAAGTCTAGCCATAGCCCAGTTAAAAATGTACGAATCTGAAACAGAACCGTATTATTTATGTTATTCGGGTGGTAAAGACAGTGATTGTATAAGGATTTTAGCAGCGTTGGCAGGCGTTAAGCATGATATTGTACATAATTTGACTACCGTAGATGCACCGGAGACAATACAATATATAAAATCAATACCCAATGTGATAATAGATAAGGCAAGATATCCTGACGGTACACATAAAACAATGTGGAATCTGATAGTAGTAAAGCACCTGCCTCCTACAAGAATCGCGCGTTACTGTTGCGAAGAACTAAAAGAGCAAGGTGGTAAATACAGGATTAAATTGACGGGTGTCCGCAGGGCTGAAAGCGTTAATAGAAATAAAAACGGCGGATTTATAAAAATAATAGGCAAGCCTAAAACAGTACAGAAATATGCCACAGAGGTTGGTGCAGAATACGAGGTGACCAAACAGGGTGGATTAGTTATGAATTGCGATAATGACGAATCACGCAGAGTGGTTGAACATTGTTACAGAACAACATCGACAATGATAAATCCGATTATTGACTGGACTGATTCAGACGTATGGGAATTTTTACGGTATTACGGTTGTCAGGGAAATCCGTTATATCAATGCGGAATGAAACGCATAGGCTGCATAGGGTGTCCGATGCAGGGGTATAACGGTATGAAATCTGATTTTGCAAAATACCCGATATACCGTGATAATTATATACGGGCGTTCAATAGAATGTTGGCAAATATGCCGAATAAATCTAATGTTACATGGCGAACAGGACTAGATGTATATAAATGGTGGGTTGGCGATGATCCTGATCAATTATCGTTACTTGATTATGACTATATATAAAAAACCGCCTGCCCTGAGGCAACAGGGACAGGCAAAAGAAAAAATTTAAACACATAAATGATAGCATGAAATAGAGGAAATGTCAAGGAGGAAAGGTAATTAAAATGTACAGAGGGAAAACCCATACAGTATATGGAATAGCATATTTTAATGATGTCATATACAGTTCGATTTTTTACGAAAATGAGGACGATGCGGAACAGTTTGTAAATGACGGGATAGGCGAAAAAATTATAAAAGTACATCTGTCAGACGAATCATATAAAGTGTTAAAGAGAAAAGGAGTTATAAGATGAGCTGCATTTACGATTATGACAGTCCTTGCGAGTGTGATATTGAGGCATGCAGAACCTGTTATAAAAATCCGGACAAGCCGGAACCGGATTGCGATTTTATGAGAGATTTGGAAAGCGGTAAAGACTCATGATACTTGCAGATCCTAAAACCCATGATGAATGGTTATCAGCACGTTGTGCAGGTATTGGCGGAAGTGACGCGGCGTGTGTTCTGGGAATGAATAAGTACAAGACAAATGTGCAGTTATGGCAGGAAAAAACAGGTGTTTTCAAGCCGAAGGATATTTCAAATAAGCCTGCTGTTGCATACGGAAAGAATGCAGAAATCCATTTAAGAGAACTTTTCAGACTTGATTTTCCCCAATATGATATTGAATATCATGAATACAGAATGTATGCAAATGACAAATACCCGTTTATCTTTGCAACTCTGGACGGCGAATTGACTGATGAATCAGGCAAAAAGGGAATTCTCGAAATCAAGACTACAACAATTCAGAATTCTTCTCAATGGGACGAATGGGACGGTGGAGTTCCGCAAAATTATTACATACAGGTATTGCATCAGATGCTTGCTACAGGCTGGAATTTTGCAGTACTAAAGGCACATATCAGGTATTTTAAAAATAATGATATATGCACCGCAACCAGACATTATTTCATTGACCGTAATGAAGTGCAAGAGGATATAAAAACACTCCTCGAAGCTGAAATTAAGTTTTGGGAGCATGTACAAAATAAAACAAAACCGGCGTTGATTTTGCCGGAGATTTAGGAGGAAAACAATGGACTTTAAATTACAAACGGACTTGAACACTTTGCCGTCTGTTATAGAATTTAACTATAGTGAACTAAAAGCCGAGATGACTGAAAGACTAAAATATTACAATAATTTAGTGGTTTCAGAAAACAGCATTAAGTCGGCAAAAGCTGATAAAGCAAATTTAAATAAATTAATAGCAGCCATTGAAAGTGAACGAAAAGAAGTCAAAAGACGTTGCCTTGAACCGTATAACGATTTTGAAGCTAAATGTAAAGAACTTGTTATGTTAGTCAAAGCCCCTGTTGTTGCAATTGATAATCAAATAAAAGAATTTGAAAACATAAAGAAGCAAGAAAAATATGACGAACTGAAATCTTGCTTTGATAATTACATAGGAGATATGGCTGATATCATTAAATTTGATAAGATTCTTAATCCTAAATGGGGCAATGCCACAGCAAAAATTGATACCCTGAAAGCGGAAATTGAAGATAATATTGACCGTATCAAGAAGGAACTTGAAACGCTTAATACCGAATATGCAGACAAGCCGTATAAATCCGCTGTAATTACCGAGTACTGTAAGGCATATAGTACAAGTCAGGCATTGGTATATGCCGCACAGCTTCAGCGTGAAGAAGAAATGCAGAGGAAAGTTCTTGAACAGACAAAAACGCAACCAGTACAGCAGGAAGTTGTTCAGACTGTTTCAGCAGCGCAATCCCAGCAGCCTAAAGAACAGTTGGGAACATGTGCATTTCGTGTAATTGGAACATATAATCAGATTAAAAACTTACGTAAATTTATGGTAGATAACGGTATTAAATTTGAGACGATTAAAACGGAGGGAAATTAAAATGGCAGTAAAAAACAGTTTAGTTAAACCGGGTGGAAAAAAAGTCCCGTTCACAGTTCAGCTTCAAAGCAAAAGTTATCAGAATCTAATTAATACAACACTCCGAGATAAAAACACAGCTAACCGCTTTATTGCTTCTATTACATCGGCAGTGAGTGCCAATCCTGCGCTACAGGAATGTGACGCCGGTTCAATTCTTTCAGCCGGATTACTTGGCGAGGGCTTGAAGCTTTCCCCGTCTCCGCAGTTGGGACAGTATTATTTAGTACCGTTTAATGATAATAAAAACGGGCGAAAAGTTGCACAATTTCAGCTAGGATACAAAGGATACATACAGCTTGCGATTCGTTCTGGTCAGTACAAGAAATTAAATGTATTGCCGATAAAACAAGGAGAATTGATACACTTTAATCCTCTTGAGGAAGACATTGAAGTGCAGTTGATTGAAAATGAAATTGACCGTGAAAATGCTCCTACAATCGGATATTATGCAATGTTTGAATATATAAACGGCTTTAAAAAGGCTATTTATTGGAGTAAAGAAAAAATGGAATCTCACGCTGAAAAGTATTCAAAAGGATATCAAAAGCGTTCCGGTTATACATTCTGGGAGAAAGATTTTGACGGAATGGCTTGCAAAACCATGTTAAGACAATTAATCAGCAAATGGGGTATTATGTCAATAGAAATGGAAAAAGCCGTTACAAATGATATGGCAGTTATTAATGAACAGGGTGAAGCGGAATATGTAGAAACAATTCCTGAAACCGGAGAAGTTATTGAAACAGAAGAAGTTGTAGAATCAGTCACTACTGAGCAGCCGCCTCTTGATGATTTTTCCAGTATAATGGAGGGATAACGTATGCTGAACAGAGTGATATTAATGGGTCGGCTGACTGCCGATCCTGAGCTAAGACAAACACAAAGCGGTATTTCATTTGTAAAATTTAATATAGCCGTGGACAGAAAATTTAAAAATGATAACGGCGAACATCAAACGGATTTTATTAGTGTTACTGCATGGAGAAAGACTGCTGAATTTGTAAGCAGATATTTTTCCAAGGGACAGATGATTGTCATTGAGGGAAGTTTAAGAAACAATAATTATGAAGACCAAAACGGAGTAAAGCATTATTCCATGGAAGTGTTGGCAGACAGCGTTTCGTTTGCAGGCAGCAGGAACGATAATAATTATACTGCAAATACACCGCAAACCACACAGGTATCAAATCCGGTAGAAGACGTTCAACTCGGAGATCTAGCCGACTTTGAGGAGGTAATTGCCGGTGATGATCCGCCGTTTTAAAAGTTACAATTTGATTACAAAATAAAGTTAATTGCATATTTTAATGCAAATTCATGGGTGAATCTGCCCATTAGTGAGGGGGTGAAAAGTTGGAAGAAAAAAGAAGTTTTATACTATACAGCAGTTACATGGAACAATTTAATGAGTTATCAGATGAACAAGCAGGTAAACTTATCAAGGCAATATTTATGTATGCAGAGAAAAAAATTATACCAGAATTTGATGATGGTATGGTAAAAATGGCATTCAGCTTTATAAAAAGCAGGATTGACTTGGATTTGGAAAAATGGAATAAAACTCGTGAAAAACGTTCCGAAGCCGGAAGAAAAGGCGGCAAGCAAACCCAAGCAAATCAAGCAAATGCTTCTTTGGTTAAGCAAACCCAAGCAAATCAAGCTGTTAATGTAAATGATAATGTTAATGTTAATGTAAATGATAATGTAATAAATATACCCCCTATATCCCCCAAGGGGGATAAGCCGAAGAAAAAACCTGAAACAGACTCTTTCAGTAAATCGTTTGATGATTTTTGGAAAGCGTATCCGAAGAAGGTTTCAAAGTCTAATGCGTTAAAGGCATGGAAAAAACTTAAACCAAACGACGATTTAGTCAGGGAAATCCTTTCTGCTTTGGAGAAGCAAAAACAATCTTCTCAGTGGCAAAAGGATAACGGACAGTTTATTCCATATCCTACAACATGGCTTAATGGTAAACGTTGGGAGGATGATTTAAATACAGGTGAGGAGGAATCCCATGAACACAATAGCAGACTATACGAAGGACTTCTCTGACGGAAACAAATTAAGCTATGAAGATTTTGCACGTAAGCGCTGCGATTGGTACAACGACACTCAGGGAAATCTTCCATACATAAACTGCGATATCTGCAAAAATAAGGGTTACATTGCAGAGCTTGATACGGATTTAAATGAGATCAGAGTTGAGTGTAAATGTATGTCAAAGCGAAAAAGCATAAAAAATCTTGAACTGAGCGGATTGGGAAATCTGATAAAAAAATATACATTCAATGCGTATGAGACGTCAAAACCATGGCAATCGGAAATCAAGAAAAAGGCGTTGTTATTTACGCAAAATTCAGGCGATTCATGGTTTTATGCAGCAGGACAGTCCGGAAGCGGCAAGACCCATATATGCACAGCTATATGTACTAGGTTTATTTCAACTGGTAGATTAGTGAAGTATAAAGTCTGGCGCAATTTGTTTCACGAGTTACAAAGTAATCAGTTTGATGAAACAGAATATAAAAATAAATTTAAATCCATTTGCGATACTGATATTCTGTATATTGACGATTTTCTGAAATCCAATTCAAATAACAGTAAGTTCAGTGATGAATTGAATTTTGCATTTGAAATCATTAACAGCAGATATAACGCCAACAAAAAAACAATTATTTCGTCTGAACTGCTGATATCGGATATAAACAAATACGATTCTGCACTGGCTGGACGAATTGCAGAAAAATCAGCAGGGTTTACTATTCAAATCCAGAAAGACGATAATAAAAATTATAGGTTAAGGTGAGGCAGTGAAATACATAATTGACGAGATACCGCCTAGTAATAATAAATTTTTAGGTAGGACGAATAAATGGGAGTATCAGGAAAAAAAGAAACATTGGGCGCAGTTGATTAATTTAAAATGCAGACCAAAACCCGAAAAAACGTTTGACAAAGCAACAGTAAAGATTACGTATTATTTTCGTACTAAAATAAGACATGATCCTGATAATTACAGCGGTAAGTTTATTCTTGACGGATTGGTCAAAGCCGGAATTATTGCTGATGACAGTTTTAATAATATTAATCTGATACTGTCCGGAAAGTACGATAAGGATAATCCAAGGACGGAAATTGAAATTATAGGAGGACGCCATGAATGAAACTGAAAGAATTATATCAAGTTTGTATGAACAATGGAATGTGATTCGTGTAATGATTGTAGTTTTGTTTGTGAAGAAACAGGCATATGTAAATGGAAATACGCCGATGAAGTTGAGGAGGTATTGAAAGATGAATAGAGAGATATTGTTCAGGGGTAAGCGTGTTGATAGTAGTGAATGGTTTGAAGGATCATATTGGCTTTCACGTTCGGCGGTCAGAGAAACAACTTACATAACGGATGGCTATGGAAATTTATTTTGTGTTATCCCCGAAACAGTAGGACAATATACAGGTCTGAACGATAAGAACAACGTTAAGATTTTTGATGGTGATATAGTTACAGTTGAAAATCCTAACATATCAGATGATGAATATGGAATTGTAAAATTTGATAATGATGGTGCAATGTTTATTGTAGAATTTGATACATTTACAGTTGATTTTGGAAATAACATTGATGGTAATCAATGCGAAATAATAGGTAATATTTTTGACAATCCCGAATTACTGAAAGGAGAAGAAAATGATTAATACAATAGAAGCATTTAATTTATTTTGTGAAAAATATGCTGAGAAA